TTCATTACTTTTTGAATGTAATTAGTATCGAATGGTTTTATGCTGTCTTCTTTGAGATTATCTACAATGATAGCATTATCAATGTCTAGTTTTTTGTCTTCCTTAGCAAACTTTGTATCTTCTTTTGTTAATGTTTTATATTCATCTATAGATTTATCTGGACTATAAGGGGACTTTAGACTCTTTCTTGCTTCATAAGTTCTCTTTAGAGTTCTTATCTCCTGAGGAGACAGTAATTTAAATTCTGTTACTTCCTTTAGATATCTATTAAACTTATCATCTAGAGTTTCATCTTTAACTACTTTCTCTAGGTTCTCAGGAGAAGTATTTACCTGAAGAGGAGTAGTTTCATTAGTTTCCTTTTCAGGTTCTTGTTCTAACTTAAGTATAGATTCTTCATATATTCTATCAGTGTCAGATGTATCTATATCAGATAACTCAGTATCAAAATACTTTTCAATATTGTTTTCATCAAAATTAGATATTAAAGCATTTTCTACTTCTTTTTCTTTTTGATTTACATTTTGTATTACATTCTTATTTGGTTTTTTTATTTCAATATAAGAACTCTGTGTAGGAAAGCTATCAGCAGGGTCAGTATCATCAGTTAGATCTGGTTCATCTAACTCTACTTCTGAACTAGATACATCTTTAAGTTCTTCTGCTTTTTCGTCTACTGAGTCTTCTTTATTTAACGAAGAATCACTCTCTTGCTTTTCCTTTTCTTCCAGAATAGCATTTACCTTCTCTTGGAACCTAAGAAGAGTCAGTATAAAGACTCTCTGTATTTTTGTTACCTTTAATTTTATTTTACTTTCTAATGAAGACTCTTCAGACATAGATCTAAGTACATGTAAAGGTACAAACATAGAGTACCCTTTGTACTTAAACTCAATCACAATCTGTTTAGAGTCTTCGTCAGTTATATCCTTTAAGGTTGAATTAGGTCTAGTGGCGTCTACTAACCACTTATATAGATCTATAACCATTAATAGTTTTGTATCTGTTATAACACGAGCATATTTCGTGTCATTAAACTTTAACATAATGTTTATGATGTTATAGCTTGGTAACATATGAGGTATATCAATTCGAACAAAGTGATAATCCTCATTGTTCTTTGTTATTGCTTGCTTTACATAGTGAAAGTAAGTAGTGTATAAATCTCTATACTTATTTAAATTTGAAAGAAGAGAAGTCTTATACTTATAGAGATCTTTGAGGATATTATAGTTGTAAACAGCTACTACGTTAATGTCTTTGTTTGGATTTTCAAGCAAGTCAACTGCTTTTACTTTTTTGATATGCTGTCTTACCCAGTCCTTTACTTCCTTCTGAGGATACTTGTTTAACTGAGTAGAGACATCGGTCTTTTGTACTAGATCTATTACATTATAGACTGGAATCTTTTTATTAGACGGAACGTCTTTAAAGTAATAGGAATCTAAAGAAGGAAAATGGTTATTGTTAAATATATCTAGATGATGAAGAACGGTCAATCTAGGAAGAATTACGTTTGTTTCCTCTATAGGTGTAGCACTCAGTAAGTAAAGAGGAGACCTTACTGCTTCTCTTAGTGTAAACTGTGAGATATGTATAAGCATATCTTTTTTCCTTGCTATAAATGGTTCAAAAAATTCAGACCTCTGTCAAAAAACCCAACTTTAAAGCCTGAATCCTGTGATCGTCTATGGTTTTTCTAACTTAGGAGCCAACATATGAGATATTCTATTCCTGGGGCTCAGCCTATAGAGGGTGACAGCCTTTCTGATTTAACCACATCTACAGTTAGTGGTACTATTATTTTAGCAGCTGATCCTACACAACCACTAGAAGCTGCCACTAAACAGTACGTAGATAACGCTCTTCTTAATTTAAATGCTTCAAATATAACAACTGGAACTATAGATGTAGGTAGATTTCCTGCTTTTACTGGTGATATCACTAAGGCTGCAGGTAGCGCTAATATCTATCTTACTGCTACTGGAGTTCCTGCTGGAACTTATACTAAAGTTACCGTAAATGCAAAAGGTAGAATAACTGCCGGTGGAACTTTAGCTTCTTCTGACATTCCAAATTTGGATTGGTCTAAGATAACCATAAACAGACCTACTACTCTAGCTGGATATGGAATTACTGACGGTATAAGTACCAGTGGTGGTACTGTCACAGGTTATCTTAAAGTTACTCCAACTAGTGATAATCTAAGTGCTATAGATAAACAAACAGTTGATACCACAGTTGGTCAAGCAGTTCTAAAAACAGGTGATATAATAACTAAGCCCTATAGCACTACTCCACCTGGTTTTCTAAGATGTAATGGCGCCGAGGTAAGCAAAAGTGCTTACAGTAATTTATATGCTGCTGTAGGGGATACTTTTAGTAACACAGATTTAATGGCCGGTGCTGGTAAACCATGGAAACAACAGTATGCTTTCAATACTACTCAGAACGGTGATATAACAGGATGGACTGCTGCTGGTAATTTACCAACAGCATTAATCTCGGCTCAATCTGTAGTAACCAAAAACAGAGTTTACTTAATAGGTGGCTACAATGGCACATCTGATGTTTCAACTGTTTATACTGCCCCTATAAATGCAGATGGCACATTGGGAGCATGGTCTACTGGACCATCGTTACCTATACCTATATCTTTTTCTCAAGTTATAGTAACGAGTAATAAGGTTTATTTGTTAGGTGGCTATAGTACTAATAGCTATATTTCGTCTATATATTCTGCCACTATTAACTCTGACGGAACGCTAGGTAGCTGGAGTTTATACGGAAGCTTACCTGGTCCTTTAGGTGCATCGCAAGCCGTGATAACAAGAGGTAGAGTGTATTTGTTGGGTGGTAGAGATAATTCAGGTAACACTAATATAGTATACACCGCCCTTATAAATGCAGACGGGACTTTAGGTAGTTGGAATACAGGTACAAATATATATACTCCAGTTGTTTCCTCGCAGGCTGTCGTTACTAGAGATAAAGTTTATTTATTAGGAGGATATGGTACCACATTCAGCACTTATCATGCGCAAATATTTGTAGCGTCAATAAACACCGATGGAACTATAGGTGCGTGGACTGGTCTTGGTAGTATACCAGCATCACTAGCTTTATCTCAAGCTTTGGTTGTAAAAAATAGAGTGTATTTATTAGGCGGTAATAAAGCCGGAACAATGACTTCAGATGTATATTCAGCGCCTATAAATCCTGACGGTACATTAGGAACATGGACCACTGTTTCATCGTCCCTTCCAGGACCTTTGGCTTATTCTCAGGTTATAACGACTAATAGCAAAGTTTATTTGTTGGGAGGCTATGCCGCAAACTATACCTCTGTTATCTACTCTGCTCCGTTCTCTGGTGGCTTAAACGACTATTCGCCTTACTACGACGGCACTATAACCACTACTGATCCAAATAACTTTAAGCTTCCTGATTACACGTCTGAAGACCTTTCTAGCGGACTGTACCACTACATCAAATACTAAGAGTAATGCGCTTACAGGAGCTCCTGAGAGCTCCTGTAAGTATAAATCTAATGTCTTAGTTATGTTTTGGTTTAAGCCCGATAACATGAGGCTACAATGATTTTGTTTAAATCTGACTGGTTAAAATACCCAAATGCTACCATACACTATAACACCAAAAACGAATCATTTCTTCGATTGGCTGAGATTTACTATAAAATGGGCGTCTCAAATAACGCCTTTCATTTATCTCTTTTACAACCAGAACTTTCAGACGTTGATCCTTTTGACAATAATCTACCTATTCAAATAAAAGCAAAAATACTCTATGAATGCAAAAATAATCCATGGTATGTGTTTAGAGAAGTTATAAGAGTTCCAGTTCCTGGTAGCTTAAACAGTGCTAGATTTAAAGCAGATAGATCAAATATTGCTACATATTGGTTATTCTTTAATCATATAACATCTATAGTGGTTCAATTACGTCAGACTGGTAAAACTACATCTCTTGCTGCACTTAATACAGGTTTATTAAATTTCTGGACATCAAATACCTTTATTAACCTTCTTACAAAATCAGAAGGTCTAAAATCAGAAACATTGTTAAAGATAAAAGCTTTCTTTGAAGAACTTCCCGACTATTTAAATCTCTCCACAAAGAAAGATATCTTTAATACAGACGAAATACGTTTAAGAGAACTTGAAAACGTCTTTAAAGGAAATCTATCTTCTGCTTCTCCAAAACAAGCGGAGAAGGTAGGTCGTGGTTTTACTTCTCCTATTAACATCATAGACGAGGCTGCGTTCATTGAAAACGTCGAAATAGCAGTAAGTGCTATGTTGATGTCTGGTAATGCTGCTCGTGAATTTGCTAGACAAAATAATAAACCATATGGTACTATACTCTTAACTACAGCTGGTGACTCTGACGACAGAGACGGAAGATTTGTCTTTAATCTGGTAAACTCTGCTGCTGTATGGGATGAGCACTTCTTTGACTGCGAAAATCAAGCAGATTTAGAAGAAGTTGTAATGAAGAATCTTTCCACTACTACAAATTCTTCAAAGAGACCCATAGTAAACATATCTCTTAGCTATAGACAACTTGGTTATGATGATGAATGGCTAAAGAGAAGAATGTCGGAAATTATTGCAACTCCTGAAAACATTGCTCGAGATCTATTTAATCAATGGCTGTCTGGTTCTAAGTCTTCCCCAATACCAAAGGAATATCTTACTCTTATTAAGGAAAACATCATATATGAACCAAGAATAGAATTCTACGCGCCTTATAACTACATGCTAAGATGGTATGTAACAGAGGAAGATGTAAATACTCGTATAGCTAATGGAAATACTTTTATAGTTGGTATAGATACTTCTGATGCTGTAGGCCGAGACGATATTGCATTTACAGTAAGAGATCATACGACTGGCCAGATTATATGCGCTGCAAACTTTAACGAGTTAAATCTCATCACTCTTGCAGACTTCTTTGTGTCTTTCTTACTTAAATATGAAAACTCTGTAATGATTATAGAACGAAGAAGTAGTGCTGCCACTATCATTGACTATATCATACAGAAATTACTACTGCATGATATAAATCCATTTACAAGATTGTATAACACTATATTCCAAGAGGCAGAGAAATATAAGAGAGAATACGAAGAGGTAATAAATGCTAAGTACTATAACGAAGATGTATTTATTAAATATAAAAAGCATCTTGGATTTACTACATCTGGATCTGGTATAACATCTAGATCTGAACTTTATAGCAGTACTCTGATAAACATGCTTAAGTATACTGGGCATTGTTTATATGATCTTAAGCTAATCAATCAAATAGCTTCTCTGGTTATAAAGAACAACAGAATAGATCATCCTGAAGGCGGTAATGACGACTTAGTTATTTCTAGCCTTCTATCTTACTGGTTACTTATAAACGGAAGAAATCTATCTATGTACAATATAAACACTTCCAATATACTAAAATACAATAAAGTATATTTAGACGAGAAATACTCCTCTACTGATGAATATAGAGATGATTCTGAAGCTTTTGCTTTAGAGACAGAATTTAATAGACTCATTGAGGAATATAAGAACGAACATAACGATATCATTTCTTTGCAACTAGAAATGAAGATAAAGAAGCTTGCAAATGAGATAAATGAGAATAAGCACATTATCTCCGTAGAGGAACTTCTTGATAACATCAGAAGAGAAAAGACTATTTCCTTTAGAAGAAAATACTGAGCATAGTCCAGAGCCAGCTAAGGCTGGCTCTGGACTTTCTGTTAAAAAACCTTTTTACTGTTAAAATAACTAAAAAAAGCATTTACATAAGTGTCAAGAAGAACACTTGCAAGTACCTCATAATTTATCTTAAATACTATTAACTTTGTAACTATGACTATCTTTTCCTTTAATTCTGGTTGTTTTATCTCTATATTATCACTTGGCTCTATTTCCACTATAAAGTTCTTTATAAACAGTAATCTGTCTAGCCCTCTTGGCTTCTTTCTTCTATCTTCCTTAAATACAAACTTAATAGGACCTTTATTAGTGTTAAGCTCATATTCCGCAAACTTATTTAGCCTTTCGTAGATGGCTGATTCTTTTTTGTCCACCAGAGCAACTCTGATAATAAGTAATCTGTATATGAACTTTAGAATAAATTTAATCATGCATTACCTCACAGTCAGGCTAGCTACGCTTAACTTAAGGTAGCCAGATAGAGTTTGTTTAAGGAATACAATATCTATATTAGCATATTCTACAACAGAGTTAGTAAAGCTAAACACTGTATTGTACTCGCTTATGGGTTTAATGATGCTTTCACCTAGATATTTAACTTCGATATGAGTAGGAGTCAAAGGACCTGTTTCTGTTAGTGGGTTAAATAGAGGATTTGTAGTAATATACAGCTTGTTAATAAATTCTTGTTCTGTTGCTAGATTATTATCTATACGAATCTGATTGTAGTAACCAGGTGCAGAAGCAGATCTT